GTTTGCCACCGCCTGCGTATTTTCTCATGGCCGCTCTTATCATCCCACCAATGCGGCGTTTGATAAAACCGCCCTCACGGTTTTTGGTTTCGGCTTCGGCTTCGGTTTCTTCACCCTCACCAGCCTCGCCACCTTCAGACTCATCATGCACTTTGATTTTCGAACCGACCTGATTGATCTTTACAGTGAGGGTTACCGTTTTTGACTTAATTTCATCCCAATCCTTTTTAAATTCATTGACTATTTTGTGGGTCTTTGTCATGTCTGCTATGGCTTCATCGGTTTGCAGTTCAAGTTTTTTGCGACCCACTTCATCCACTGTATTGCGGTACTCAATTAATTGACCCTTTATTTTGGCAATATCATTTGAAAGCTGTTCGGTTTGCCGCTCATTCTCTCTGATTTGTTTTTGTATTAAATCTTTTTCGGCCTGATAGGCTTCCCTCGCCAGTCTTTCGGCCTGCCGGGCAGTTTCATATTTGCTTTTAACTACTTTACCCTGCTCATTCTTTATGTCACCAGTGAGTTGAACCGCAAGCTGTCGGGCCTCTTGAAAATATTTAACATCGTCCTCAATTCGCCCCTTATTCATCAACCTGCCGATTTCTGCCACATCATCATGATACTTTTGCAGCTCGGTCATGGTTGATTGGCGAATGCTTTTAAGATCGCCACTATAGCTTCGTTCAAGGTTCGAAAGATCAGAATATAACTTTTCGGTCTCACGCTTGATCTCAGCGTACTTTTGCTGAGCGGCTTTTACAAAATTCTCAACTTCTTTTTCGTACAGTTCGGCCCGCTGGTCAGATGCTTCTCTTTCCTGATCTGTAATTATTCTATTGGTTTGTCTATTGGTTGAGACCCTAAGTGATTGTATTCTCTTCTCCTGAGCCTCAACAAAATTTGCGTATCGTTGGGCCGCAGCTACCGCTTCTTCTCTATCGCCACGCTTGAGTGCCGCATTTCTTTCTTCGATGGCTTGTTGGCGTTTAATTTCAATTGCCTGATTCGCCAGTTCTACTTCTTTGTCCAATATGGCTTCAAGCATTTGTATCTTAGCTTCGGCGAGTTCTTTGGTTGACATTTTTTCTTTGTTAATGTCATCCATAAACTTGACCATATATTTTGATCGGATGGCCGTTATGCCTTCATAGAGGTCTTCAGCGGAGCCGCCCATGATTTTATGAGCGTCTTCAAAGGCGGCTATTTCTTTATCCATCTGGTCTTTAACTTTTAAAAACTCGGCTTTTCTTATTGGGTCAAGACTGTCATAGAAATCTCTAAAAATATCGGGCAACTCATCAAGTTCTTTTTTGTATTTTGCACCGACATCCTCAAGTTTAATTTTTAAATCTTCGAGACGTGCCCCAATATCCTTCAATACTTTTTCAGAAGCGCCCAGACTACGCAAGCCTTCGAGTATCGATTCGGTAGACCATGTATCATTAAATTCCTGTGTCTGCTTAGCAAGTTTCCAGTACGCAACTTCAAGTTCTTTTGTCTCTTTCTTCGCCCCACCCGCTGCCTTGCCATACTCTATTATGCGCTGTCTGAGTTTGCCCACACCAACACTGATCGGCGGCACCACCTTGCCAAACTTCTCAAGCACCATCTTGAGAACACCAAGTCCCTTATTGAACTCACTCTCACCCAGATCAGTCTCAAGCAGCTTTCTAATTGGGCCACCAAGAAAAAACTCAAACATCTTACCAATTTTTTCAAAGGCAAGTCGGAACTCATCAAGAGTCATTCGCCACAAGCCAGTTCTAAAATTGGCCTGATCAACTTTCTGCTGATATAAATCAATCTCCTTTATGAGACTGTTCATATAGTCAACTTGCTTGCCAAACTGCAAACTTTCAATGGCATCAATATTATTCTCGAACGCATCGGTGCTGTCAATTATGCGATCCGTTAATTCCGGGTAATCTTCGATAAGTCTTTTTAGCGTAGCACTATAGCGCCTTGAAACATCTTCACCACGCTTAAACCTTTCCTCTATCTCGCCAAGTGCGGCGGCATAGGCATCTAAATTATCAGAAGCACGAATTGCGTTTGTTGAAATTTCAGTCTGCTTCTTTATTGCCCGGTCAAGACGTTTCATGTAACTGTCAAGAGCCACAAGCACAGCCGCAATGCTGCCTGCAATTAGTGGGAAAGCAATTGCCAAGGTCTTTGCGGATGAAAGCCCAACTGTCCCCATAGCAGCTAACACACCCTTTGCAGTAAGGGAAGAAGCAGCAATACCCTGTATCAGCCCAATCAAAGGCGCTAATTTGCCAATCAAAATACGAACACCTGCACCGAGCAAACCGAAGGCAGTCACTGTGCCCAAAATGGCAGTTGTCCACAAACCAAACTTAACGATTGCCGTGCCGACCTCACTTGATATAAAATCAGCAACCCCCTTGGCAAGTATCCTGAGTATATCGACAAGTGCTTTTAGTATGTCAGTCAAGCCAGCTTCGCCAATAGCCACCGCAATCAATTTCAACCGGTCAGCCAAGTTCTTCAGCTTGACACCAAGACCTTCCATCTGAATAGCAGCCATCTCAGCAGCCGACCCGGTCTCGTAGGTGGTGTCCAACATTCTCTGGTATTCACCACTCAAAAACGACCTCGAAAGAACCGCTGCCGCCTGAGCACCACGCAGACCAAACAAACGGTAAGCCTTGCCCATGTCAATTGTTTTGGTTCTCTGGTCTACCAGAATTGTGGACATCTTCTGCATGGCTTTTTGGTAACCAACCAATCGTGGGTTGACCTCATTCAAATTGATGCCCATTCTCTGGAACTCTTCTCTCAAGTTCCTATTGGGGGCAAGCATTCTTGAAAGCACCTGCCTCAAACCAGTACCGATCGTGGATGCCCTCAAACCGTTATTGGCCAGAAGCATCATACTGGCAGCAGTCTCTTCGAGTGACAAACCTGTCTGGGCAGCAGCCGCACCCACAAAGTTGAAAGCGATTCTGAGTTTTTCTAAGGTGAGCTTTGATCGGTTGATCGCGTTTGCCATAACATCTGAAACGCGACCCGCTTCACTGGCCTCTTGCTGAAAAGCTCTGACTACGGTAGTCAGAAGGTCTGAAGTCTGTCGCATGTCAGACAGAGTACCAGTAGCCAAGTTGGCAACGGCCTCCATCGACTGCATTGCTTCAGAAGCAGAAAAACCGGCTTGACCTAAGAGCACCATACCCTCAGCAACCTCGCCGGTACTGAACTTGGTTTTCTCGGCAACATCTTTGATGGTGTTGCCCATCTGTTCTGTTTGGGAATCAGTAGACTTGGTAATGGCTTGAAGGTTTTTCAATGCCTGATCGTAATCGACGATCTCTTGACCGCCAGCCTTGAGCGCATTGATAACCCCATATATCGCAGCGGATGCCCCACCATATAAAGCAACAACCTTCATTGCTCTTTGCAGACCTGCCCATGCAGTTTGCGACTGCCTGATCTCTCTTCTAACACGGGCAAGGGCAGTCTCTTGTCTCTCTATGGCTTTGTTGGCACCCTTGACACCACGTGCCACCTTATCGAACCCAGAAGCACCCCGTGCCATTGCCTGCATTCGATTGTTGACACGCCGCAGCCGGTTAACCAGTTTATCAGTCTCTCGAATAAACTGCTTAATGTCGGCTGTGAATTTTGTTCCTAACCTTAGCTCTCTTTCAGCCATTGGCTCTCACCCCTGCAAAGTTTCTTGACTTGTGATCGCCTAACATTTTTTGGGTGAGTTCTTTCCGCTCATCCTCGGTTAGGTTTTTATACTCATCAGGCGACTTAAACAAGGGTTGCCCACTGTCAAATGAGTCCCCTTGCGGTTTCGGTGAACTGACTTTGGCCCCAAACATACCGGCCAAAACTTTGATGTAGCGTTCAAAATTCTTAAAGTGTCGTTTCTCAGTAAAATAATAAAGCGCCTCAATCTGTTTAAGTGTCAGGCCTCCGTCGATAAAGCTGTCTCGGTAGAAGGCGCTGAGGGAATATCCATATCGCTCTGCGATGGTTGTGACTGCCTCTCCGAGTGTTGATACGTCTTTCTCTCCCCGAAGAGGCTCATCACGTTTTTTACTGGTTCCCCATAATTGTCACGCCAAACATGCCCGATAATCTCACTGAGCTGTGCATTGGTGCACTGCTTCATGAACGTGGCGGGTTTTATTTTCGGTGCAACAATCTTGATGATCGATTCTATGTTGTCCCTGATAAGCTGCATGATGCCAGCAATCATCTCAGGCCCGAACGCATCGTCGGAGTTCTGCTCCAAAAACATGTTCAAGCCCTTCTGAACAATATCTGACAATTTGAATTGATCGGCGGCAGACAATGGGAAGATTTCGACATCCCGCAATTCGCGGGTGCCAATCTGCACCACGCGAATTTGCGGGTTAAGCTGTTTGCTCAGCTTTTCTTCTGACTTTGACATTTCATGCCTCCATAAAGGTTGACTCACCGACTGCTTACGCAGTGGTGGTGGTGGTCGTACTGGTTGTGGTGTAAGTAGCCGTGGTGGTCGTCCAGTAAATCTGACCCAACGGCTTATCATCCCAAGCATGAGCACCACCTGAGATTTCACCGTCAGCACGTTTCGATTCAATCGAAACAGCAACAGCAGCAGGCTCTTCTTCGGCAAACTCCATTTCAATAACGGCGCTCACCTGACCTCTTGGGAATATAAACACCATCTGGTTTGTTCCATCGGGGTAGGTGTAGACAGCCTCCATTCTAACGCTAACAGGGGCGGTCAAAGTACCTAATGCGATCTGACCCGTATGGCCATGAGTATAACCGGCGGGGTCGAGACCCCGTGCCAGTGCAAAGTTTCTGGGCGTGATTTCTCGAAAACCACACTCCATCATTGCAGATTCACGAAGCGGGAAGACAGCGTCTTCAAGCAAAGGGAACCCAGACTCTAACCGGTAGTACTCAGCATTGCCCGTGAATTTGGTATTGGCCAAAGCGCCAACGCTATCGCTCGAAGCGAGAACGGGGTGCTCCTGACCGATATTGGTAGCAGATGCACCAATACGAATCTGGGCCAAACCAAGAGCAACAGTGGTACTGTCTTTTGTTACTGGTCCTTGTCGTGCCATATACTACTCACCTCCTTTGCATATTTATTTTTTATCGTCTAAGTTGTCAGAAGTTTCGGCGGTGCCGATTGACTTTTTCGCAACACGCGATTGCGGTGGGAAAAATGTTAATATGTTCCAATGTTCGGGGTGCTCTTGTCGGCATGATGATCTCAAGCATCGCATTTTGACCGAGCCATGTATCAACATGTCAACGGGTGGTTTAGAATCACGATCAGGGCTTTTGCCAAAAATAAAATGCCACAAGCCACGCGGTGTTCTTTCGATCAGCTTCTTACCGCACAACTCACAGTGAAAAAACATTCGCTTAGCCATTTTAGCTCCTTATGCGATTGAGGGTGTTTTGCAAATCAGTGTCAGTATTTTATATTTGGTACCATCGTCAGCCTCCATTTGAGACGACTCTATAACCTCAGTTACGAGTATCGAACCCAACAACGTCCAAGCATCGGTGGGGTGACTCGCATAAAACGGTATGCGCGGGAACCCATCTGTGGCACTGTCATCAGACAGGTAATTGAAAACAGTATCGCGTAACTGGGCCAGTCTGAAGCCTTCGTTGTCTTTTCGAGTACAGCAATAGATTTCAACCATGATGTCAGACATTGTGCCAAACTGCATGGAACCAAAACTGATATTCACCCATTTATCAATGGTATTGTCTTCAAGATTTGGGTGATTAAGGGTCTTATCAAAAGACACCGGCACCCCATCTGTTGTCTCAACACCATCAATAAAATATTTTTTGAAGCTGTCTCGAACGTTAGCTTCTCTCGCTGTCGCGTGTAACGACATTGTTGTACTCCTCTGTCAGTTCATCTAACATCTTAAAAAGGTCTTGTTTTACGAAAGCCTCAATTTTTTCTTTTGCCAATTTTTCACCGTCAAGTTTGCTTGGGTCAAACTCACACACCGACAAAAAATCAAGCAATTGGTTGATTTCGGTCAATGTAAACTCAAGAGTAACCGAAATGTCACGTGGTGCTACGTTCAAAATTCGCATTTTCGCTGCCTCAGCCTTCGAATTTGGGCCGATTTATCAAAAAACGGGTCAACCTACCCTATTTTCGAAAAAGAACCCTTCAACGAGCCTAAAAAAATCGTTTCGTTCCACATTTATATCGTATGGAACCTCGTTTTGCAGTATCATTTTTCGCAGGGCATAGCGTTCTTCCTGCTTGGCTTCGTACTTCTTACGAGTGAGAATGTAATTTTTGTTCAGATCAAGCAATTGACTAACAACAGCCCAATAAATGAAAACATACCTGAGCACAAATGAATCTGGATCACCACCTTCAATTCGTGCTCTGATACCTCGGTTCAGTTCAGCCGACCAAATCGACCAGTCGAGTGACATGCGATTCCAACCATTTTCGCTGGCTCTATCGAACATCGCATCGATTTCCTCAACTAATTGTTTTGGTGTCATCTCCATTTTGACATCAGCCTCCTTCGAGCCACTTCATGTCGTTTTAGCCATCCTTCTTTTTTGTACCTCTTAGCTGTGGGTATGAAGATTGGTCGAGCCGGTTGCGGCCCAGAGGTGGGTGTTCTGCCCCTGCCCTCTTCGAGCCAAATTGCGGATTGAACAATACGTTTTGAGGGACCTCTAAGCGACCAATTTTTGCCGCCACTGTCTCTCGCTTCAGGGTGAACCCCACTATACCACCCATCCTTCTCTTTTCGGGTTATGATATTAGACAGCAAATCAAATTTCAATATACCAATACGCAGTGGAAACCCATGTGACTTTTTCCAATCTGCGTAGCTCTTAGACAAAGCAGGCAACCTGCGGCCAAAATCTTGAGTCGATATGACCCTCGACACCATGTTTTTATAATCAATGGCACCGTAGCGGGGCAGATCGTTTTCTTGAGATTTGACAAACCGCATGATCCTAAGCACAGCACTGGTCCACCGCTTGAAATCATTCGGGTCAAAATAGTAATAAATACGGTCTGTCATATCATGTGCCTTTCGTCAGGCTTCACCTCAAGCTCAACGGGTTTTATGGGTGCACCACAATTAGGGCACACGTCACCCAGACGCAGCTCGGATAACTCGTAACAGTTATGGCACAAATAATAAACTGAAAGCTCTTTGTTTTCTTGTTTTTCTGACATTGGCATAACCTCCTATGCCAACTTAAACGGTCTCTGCCTCTTGCAGAGCCGAAACTGACTGACCGCACCTCTTATGCGGTAGTCGTGGTGGTGCTACTACTTGTGGTCGTTGTAGTAGTGGTTGTCGTCCACGTTCGTGTGTCTTCACCGACACCGCAAACGTTAACATTATCATATCTCCTTTTCATGATAGTTTCAACCCTATAATATTCATCACTGCTTATCCTGATCTGGTCATGTACTTTTATGTCAATACTTGCAGGCAGATAGAACTCGTGGTTCTGTATGCCAATAATACCAAGCTGCTCATCCGTATCAAGATCATGACCGTGCAGGGGGGTTGTTATCAGTGCATCAAAATTTGATTTAATGGGCGTCCAAACCGTGCGCTCGTGGTAGGTGTGGGGGTCGCGCACTTGGCTCATACGATACAAAGTGGGGGTTACATTCGTTTTATATAAAACCGCATCTTTCTTGATTGTTTCATTCTCAAAGATAAGCGATGTCAAATTCATGACAATGTAGCGGTTGCCAGTCACACCAAATTCAACAATATCTCCCGCAACCACGTTGGTGTTATAAACAAACCATGTTTCGAGAAAGAACTCTCTAATGAAGGGCTTTGTTACTTGCTGGTTGGGCTTGAAATACAAATACTCGCCGGTGACGTTACCAGAATCTCGTATAATGGTAAACGATGTGCCGACTTCATCAATTGCTTCTTCTATATCCGGACCAATAGTCATTGCGAATCATCATTCGGTTCTAGTATCACTTTGTTGTCGTCTGAATAGGTAGTCTCATGCCCATACTGCCCATAACTGAAACCAGAATCGATCTTTGTGCCAAGCGTATGGATCTTGTTGACACCGGCAAACTGGGCGGGGTCTGCCTGCATGGCATTTTCAAACTGCTGATCCATTCTTTCGAGCATCTTGTGATAATTTTGGAACCGGTTCTGTAGGTTGATGCCCTCGAACTTGAACTTGTGGGCCGATTCAACATACAAAAAGAAAAGAAGATGGTACAATGAGCGCCTTTTCATCCAAAACGTCTGAAAGTCAGAGGTGACAGGCAGCGACCATCCCAATTCAGCCGTTGCATCGTTCACCGCATTTTCGATGTCATCGTTATCGATCTTTGTGCGAGTGCCCTTAACAGACTGTATCAGGTATGTTCTCAGTTCATCTCTTGTCATTTTTTCCTCTTTATGAGCTTCGGTTGATCAGGCACCTTTATGGTGGTCATGGTCGACTGATCATCGCCACCTTTGTACTCAGGTGTCGAAACGTAATCGAACTTTGTCTCGGCCCGTGGCATTATTAGTGCTTTATCGCCTTCGAATACCACGGTATCACGATCTGCCAAAACCTCTTTTACTATCTCAGCCGGGAGGGGCGGTTCAAGAACCGACCCCTCCGGCCAGATTTGATCACCCGCTTTAAGGGTTTTTTTGATAATTACTCTATCTTCGATCTTCATCGATTTACCTCCATCAAGCCCAATTAGGCGGTTGTGGTGGTCGTCGAGCTGGAACTGGTGGTGGTCGTGGTGGTACTGGTCAGACCTTCACCCGCAGACTCAGCAGAAAGTGCATCAATCGTGTAGATAGCATCTCTCATGTAGAGAATGGGCAAACCAGCGTCCTGCACTCGAATGAAGACACCTTCGGGGTCCCACTCTTCGTGGCGGTCAGTGTAACGACCCCAACGACGATTGATCCCAAAGGGTGCCATCTTGTACTCAGCGATGGACTGATTGTCAACCTTGCTCGCCATCATGATGAACTTGTCATCAGGCACGAACTTTTTAGGCTGCGTGATGTAGTCCTCGCCAGACTTGTAAGAGTTGGCGGGGGGTGCATCAAGCTGAACATCGCCGGTTTCATGGTTAATAGCCATGATGTGGGTGTCTTCGTAGGTACCGGCACTCACATCCCAAAAACGGACTTTGCCCGTTTCAAGGTCAGACGTGTCATCCACGGTAATGTGGGTGGTGCTGCCACCGGTAACAGCAGCGGTCAGCCACGACCGAATCTCGTACATCTCATCGTAAACAATGAAATTTGGAATGTCGAGCAAAGCACCAATCACAGAAGCATTGACACCGATCAGACGGTGCAAGTTGCCACCGTACAGATTATCGCTACCCATGAACTTGCGTCTTTCGAGAATACCCTGAATGGTGGAATCGGCAGCGATCCATTTCAGCAAGTTGCTGTTGCAGATCGCATAGTCGATATACCCACCGGTGTCTTCGTGGATTTTGATCTTGGCATCACGAATGTCACCAAGAATATCCTTGCTGGCACCGGTGTCCCAGTAATAGCTAGAAGTCAGAGTAACCCGATGGTCACTGGGAATGCCGTAGTCAATGGTTGCCTTGTAGCCGCCTTTAACGTCATAAGTAAACCCGTTGCTGAACAGCATCTTGGCAAACATCCACTCTTTACGCCGCATCGCACGATTCACAAGAAAGGAGAGCTCCCTTGCCAGTCGTTGTTCGGCGGTCTGATAAACGGCATCAGTGCCCGGACGTCTGAGGTTGTTAAGAAATTCCTCATCAAAGTACATCTTCTCCTTCCAGTACGCAGCCTCGGCTACGTGCTCGGCAACGCCCATGGGAGCGTGTCTCGGAGCAGGTGCACCACGCGGCACGAACGGGGTCATGCCCCGGCCTCCACGCTGACTCTCCCACCTAACGGTGTTTGACGGAGAGTTCGATGAGGGGAACAAATTCGAAAGCATCAGATTCGGCGGTGTCATGAAGGACTCAATAAAGTTCTGAAGAACTTCAAGCCGCAGAATCGGTATGTCACTAGCACCTCTTGGCATAGGTTTTCACCTCCTTTCTTAGGGAATGTCGAGATACTGCCCAACAACACTTGCACCCAAATCGGTGCGAGCGGCTGAGTCCACATTGGTCAGGGTGCCGTTGTACAGAATGGCATTGCCCAGAATCAAAGTGGCTTGTGCGCCAGCGGCGTTAGCGCCGGTGCCGGTGTCGACAGTTTTTTCCAGAATGCCTACGCAATCTGAATAGTTATTACCAGAAGTTCCCGCCTCAATGCAGACATAGG